AACTGAATATAAAAGAATAAACAGAAAGTTCGTTAAACATAAACTAGCGCTTGGGTCTGACGCTTTCAATACTGCACGTATTGTACTAGCGTCTGCTAATAGCAGTGGAGAAATGAAAGCACATGCTGCCGGATTTTACAGTGCTATACGTGAACGCAAGAAAATTGTAGACTGCGCAACCAACAAGGTTGAGAAGTTTAGAGAGATTGTGTACAATAATTTAAATAACAGAATAATAACTTTTGGCGGTAAGAATTCATTTACCGATGAACTAGCAGCAAGTGTTAGCCCACTAGCAGAAGTGTACCATAGCAAGAGAACAGCAAAGCAACGTAAAGAAGCATTGCGTAAGTTTAAGGAAGGGGAAGTCAATGTACTTTGCTCAACTAAAGCTTTAAATCAAGGCTTTGATGTACCTAATGCTAACGTAGGTGTAGTATGTGGTTTGACTAGTAAAGCTTTATCAATGGTCCAACGTGTTGGTAGACTGATAAGGTTTGAGAAAGACAAGAAAGGTCTTGTATATGTCCTGTATGTAAAGGATAGTCAAGAAGAAAAATGGCTTAAAAACTCAGTCCAAAAGTTAGATGGTGTGAAGTGGTTATAAAAATAATTTTAACAAATAAATTTGTAGGTATGAATATTTTTATTACATTTGTGGATACGTTATATGCCATTATAACAAAATCTTTTATATGCAATGATTGTTGAACTAGATTTAAATATGCTTAAAGAGGTAGGTATGAGTCCTGATGACTTTACCTACCTTTATCTAGTTTATAAGAAGGGCAATAAATACAACCCACAGCTTAATCTTAAGCCAAACTTAGACAAACTTCAAGAGGAAGGTTACATCAAACTCGGTGATACAACAGAAAATCATGTTATTAGACACAAGTTTTTAGATTTATTTCTAGCAGACTTTGACAAGATGTTCAACGAGTTGATGTTAACCTATCCTATGAAGGTAAACTCTGATAAAGGTGTCCGCATTTTACATGCTAAAGATCCTAACTCTAAGTCAAATCAAAAAGCAAAAGCTCGTTACAAAAGAATTGTTGACGGCAAGCCTCATGTCCATAAGAAGATAGTAGCTTGCCTAAACACCCAGCTAAAATTGGAGCGTAACAACTTAGGCTACATGCAAAACTTAGAAACATGGATTAACAATCATACTTGGGAAAAGTATGAAAATTTAGATGAAAATGACACACGAGACCAAACCAAACCACGAATCACAAGATCTCTTTAAAGAAAAAGGATTTCATAGCATAGCAGACTCAGTAAATACCTCACTTAATGAGATAAAGAAAGGTATGCTTGGACAGCGTGTGGTTTACCCCACTAAGTGGATAAGATTAAACAGAAACCTACTAGGTGGTCTGCAACCTGGCAAAATGTATGTCATAGCAGGTCGTCCAGGTGTAGGTAAAAGCGCATTCAGTAATCAGATGATCTTCGATCTCTTAGATACTAACTCAAAGAAAAACTTAATGGTATTGTACTGGTCTTTCGAGATGCCTGGCCATCAGCAAATATTACGTGCTGGTGCTAAGGATGTCAAGAAAGAGGTAATGGATTTACTATCAGTGCAAAACAAGTTAAGACAAGACGAGTATGATCTATATGCAGAGAAAGTTGCTGCTTATACTGAATATCCTATTTATTTTAATAACGTACCTAAAGACATAACATTTATTAAAAGGACTAATGCTGAGATAGCAGAGAGCTACCCGGACACTTTGGTCATAAATGTTTACGATCACTCTAGGTTAATATTAGCTAACGCTGACACAGAATTGCAAAAACTAAACCAAATATCTAAAGGTTGCATGTGGATGCAAGCTAAGTTTGGGGTTATTAATATACTGTTATCACAATTAAATAGGAATATAGAACAAGAACATCGTGCCCGTAATCAGTACCAACCAATGCTAACAGATTTGTTTGGTGGTGACAGTATAGGTCAGGATGCTCATGTTGTTATGATGCTACAGAGGCCATTTGACCTCTACGGTATTACAGATTTGTATTGCGATGAAGAGCCAGAAGGCTTGCTGGCAGTGCATATCGAGAAAAACAGGGACGGCATGTTAGGTATGATACCATACGAAGCTGAACTTAGTACATTCACTATAAACGAAAGAAAATATGTTAATAACAAAAGTAAATAGAAAAGCCCTTGACATTAAAACAAGCGGTAGATCTACAGACTTTATTACACCTTCTTTTGGTCATGGCTGTTTGTACGATTGCAGTTACTGTTACATGAAACGTAACAAACCTAAAGGATTAACGATAGCACAGAATACAGGAGATATACTCACAGCAGTAAATAACCACGCATTCTTTACACACGTTAACAAACCTAATCAAACACATGCGCAACACACTACTTACGACATTAGTTGTAACGAGGACTTTGCATTGCACCTTAGACATCACGACTGGGAGAACATCTTTGAGTTTTTTAGAACTCACCCTATAGCCATGGGCTCGTTCGCTACCAAGTACGTAAATCCTAAGTTGATTGAGTATAACCCTGAAGGTAAGATACGCATACGTTTCAGTTTGATGCCTCAGCACATGTCTACGTTACATGAACCCGCTACATCTAAAATCATTGATAGGATTAAAGCTATCGACGCATTTATAGATGCAGGGTATGACGTCCATGTTAACTTCAGTCCAGTCATTGTGACGGAGACATGGCTAGAGGATTACAAGCAGTTGTTTCAAATGTTAGACGACTATGTAGATTACAAAAAGCAAGTTCTTGCAGAAGTTATATTTCTAACTCACAACGAGAACAAGCATAGAGCTAATCTTATAGATAAACCAAATGCAGAAGCACAACTGTGGACACCAGATATACAAGAGGATAAGATCTCACAGTATGGAGGGAGAAACATTAGATACGAAAGACATCTTAAACGAAAATTAATTAACCAATTTACTAACCTTCATGATAGCATTATACCATGGAATAAAATAAGATACATATTTTGAAAAAAGGATACCACGATTACGAACCCCTAGAAGGCAAGCCAGAGTTTGTCTCTAAAGGAAGACTCCCTGAATACAACAGAGAGAGAAGAAATGAAAAATTAAGAAAAGAAGAAGAAGCAAAGAAATCTAAATTTGTGACTGATGATATATTTACATTACAATTTGGGTTTACATACCCTAAAACATATGCTAAATCATCTACAATAAATAGTGTGCCATACCCTAAGAATACAGGTAGTAATGGCAAAATGAGCAGAAGGCATGGGTGATTAAGAGTTAAACCCTAATAATGACAGTTACTCTTTGTAAGACTTCAGAATAAAACCTGTCAGCCTACATATTGCTAACACATAACTAGTGGTAATGTCTCAACAATACCAATAAGACCCCAGGTTATGTTGTTAGCTATTATACGAAAGTGTACCCGAACAGGTATAAAATAGTACACATCAAGGGTATATGTACCCTAACGGGTATAATTACGAGAGCAAGCTGCGTGAGTGCTGCATACTTTTGCTGTAATTGAGGGGGAGGGGGTTATAAACTTGGTCGTCTATGCGGTCTTCCCCCAATTACTTTATTTAAATTATATATTATGGAATGGATTCCAGTTATAGTAGTAGGAGCTGTATTTGGCTTTATACTTTACCACACGTTAAAATCACCATTTGATCCAGAAGCTTATGAAAAAGAACAAAGGGCTATTATCGAAGATTCTCTGCGAAAGCCAAAAAAGAGGAAAAAGTATAAAAGTCGTGCAAAGGCTACTAAAGTTGAAGCACCACATCTCAGTAAGTCTAAACGTGCTAAAAAAAAGAATAAGGCATGAGTAAACTACCTAAGAAAAAAGTAAAAGCGAGTAGAAAATCACCAAAGAACATGATTATTTACGGTGCTCCTAAGATAGGTAAGACTACAGTGCTAGCTCAGCTAGACGACTGTCTTATTATAGACTTAGAACAGGGCTCTGACATGTTAGATGCATTAAAAGTACAAGTAAATAGTCTAAAAGAACTAGGAGAGATAGGGAAAGAGATATACCAAGAGGGTAAACCTTACAAGTATGTAGCTATCGATACTATCTCTAAGTTAGAAGAATGGTGTGAAGAAGAAGGTAAACAAATATACCTGAAGACTCCAATGGGTAAAAACTTTGAACAAAAGAACCCAGGTATGTCTATCCTTTCATTGCCTAACGGTGCAGGTTACCTGTATCTTAGAATGGCATACAAGAAATGGATAGATAGATTAAACACACTTGCCGATCATGTGATCCTTGTTGGTCACTTGAAAGACAAGATGCTTGAGAAGAAAGGTAAGGAAGTGGCTGTGAAAGACCTCGACCTTACAGGTAAGATCAAGCAAATTACATGCGCAAACGCTGACGCAGTAGGCTATATCTATAGAGAAGACGATGTTACTATGGTATCATTTGACTCACTAGGAGATGTAGTAGCCGGCAGTCGATGCGATCACTTAAAGGGTAAGACCATGCCCATGGAATGGTCAAAGATTTTTATTGATTAACTGTTAAAAATTTAACACAAATGATTGAAACCAATCAACACACAGAAGCAAGCGTTGAGTCACAACCGACTCCGCAAACCATTACAACGACTATGATCTTAAACGATCTAGACAATGGGATTGACCGCAAAGGGATCCAAGCTAAGTATAGCTTAGAAGGATGGGAATTAACAGAAATGTTTAAGCACCCAGTATTAAAAGGCAAGAAAGCTAAGAAGAAGCGTAAAATGTCTTTTAACTTTGTTGACGACACTACTTCTACTGCTAACCCTAATCAAACTACAGTAGAAGGGGTTATCGAAGAAGTTATGGGTACAGTAAATACTATTACAGATGACTACAAAGAAAACTTAGACTTAAGAACTAAGGATGCTATTGAAGACACTGAGGTGTATACTGACGAACAACAAGAGCAAATGCAAGGACAAGCTTGGGAAGAAGAAATCCAAGGACGTCAAGAAATGGACGCTCAAGATCAATTAAATGAAATTAATAACGAAGAAGAAGAATTTTAATTATGGCAATTAAATCAAACGCAAGTACGCAAGAAGTAGTAGGTTCAGGGATGAAACTATACTCAGGATTAACTAACGTAAACGTTATCGCAGTTAACCCTACAATGGCTGAATTACATGCTCTAGACATCAAAGTTAAGAGTGAGCCAAATTATGAAGTAGCCTTCAGTGATCAAGAATACAACAAAGTAGTGTTCTGGTTGGGTAATGAAGATACTAAAGTTAAACTAGAGGTATTGGTACAACCAAAAGCTCGTGTATCTCAAAATGGTAAGAACCAGTACATTAATGCTATTGGTCAAACTACATGGTCAGAAGGGAAACCTACATTTGACTGGTGGAAAGCTACCGGTGAGAGACATGCTTTTGTTGGTGAAGAAACTCTTATCAACTTTGTTAAAGCGTGGGCTAACGTAGCCAACGGCGATGACGTAAGCTTTGAAACAGGTAAGAAAATCTCTAACGGTGACGTATCAGAGATCAAAGCGCTTGTTAGCGTGTTGAAAGACAATCAAGTACGTGTATTGGTAGGTGTTAAAGATGACAAGTACCAAACTGTATACACTAAGCACTTTGGTCGTGTTAAACCTCAACGTGATGATTTCTTTGTTCGTAACTTAAACGACGACTATGGATCATTCAACGCTGACTTTAACGCTGACTTAGCATGGGGTACGCATAATCCAACCATTAACTTGGTTACTCCTGACTCGAAAGAGGATGAAGACTGGACTATGCCAGACAAGCCTCTTAACAGTACAGAAGACGACTCTCCGTTTTAATGATTGCATCACGAAGTAGTGATGATTACCTGCATACAGATGTCATACTTAGTAAAATTACTGAGTATGACATTTTCAGGTATTATATCAGAGGGTTTAAAGAGCTTAACAAAAAGTTCTGTAGCGAGTTACGTGAAGACAATACTCCAACCGCTGCTATATATGTATGGAAGAACGCCTTATTATACAAGGACCACGGTCATCCAGAACATACCTTTAACTGCTTCAGATATATCCAAGCATCATTTAATTGTGATTGGATAACTGCGCTACGTATGGTAGACAGAGATTTTGCTTTAGGTCTTTCTTATACTAAAGACGACGGATTATTTTCTATGGGAGCTCAGGGTGTTAAACGAAAACAACCTGATCTCGTAGAAAAACTTACACTTATACGTAAGAAACGTCGTAAATGGAATAAGGACGATGCAAAGTTTTGGTCTAAATATTATATAAGTAAAGATATTTTAGTTAAATTTGGCGTCGAACCTATAGATTATTATTGGGTCAACGAACATAGATTTAGCTGTAAAACAATCACTTACGCATATAAGTTTGGTCAAAGATTTAAAATCTACGCACCAGAAGAAACAGAGCGCAAATGGACAAGCAATGTTAAAGCAGTAGACACTCAAGGTTGGAATCAATTGCCTGAACAAGGTAATTTAGTTATTCTAACATCTTCGTTAAAAGACATCATGACTCTATATTCTGCAGGGTATCCCGCAATTGCTATGCAAAGCGAGATGCAAATACCAGCAGAAAAAGTAATAGAGAGTCTTAAGGAAAGATTTGCAAAAATCTTGGTTCTTTATGATAATGATTATGATAAAGCTACCAATCCAGGACAGATGATGGGCAACAAGATCTGTATGAAGTATGGCCTAATAAATGTGTGTATTCCTAGTGAGTATGAATCGAAAGATCCATCTGACCTAGTTAAGAATACAAACATAGCTATACTAAATCAGATAATTGATGAACAAAGAGGAGATAGTTGAATTTTTAAGAGAACGTACAGGCTATTTGAAAAAAGGATCAGCCTGGTTAGCAGAGAAATTTGAAGTACCAGAAACAGTAGCACACGCTGCACGTCGAGAAGCACTAGGCGTTAATTCTAACGATAATGTGCACGCCCCAGAATTTAAAGAACACTTAGAGTCAAATGGCCTT